GTCCACACGCTTCGGGTGGACGAGTTTCCACGCCATGAAGTCCTTGCCTTCCACGACAAAGCCCCGGCCCCGTAAGGGGACCGGGGCATGCCGAGATGCGGATCACCGCCTAGAGTTAGGCGTTCGGAGCCGGGGAGCCGCCGACGCCGTCCAGCGTGGAGATGGTGCGCGCGATCTGAAGCGCGTTCTGGCGGTAGATGCTCACGCCCAGCAGGGCGTACCAGCCGATCGGCTGGAACCGCTGCAACTTGTCCACCTTCGGGCCGACGCGCACCTCCGGCGCGGTGGCCACCGCCTCCACGACCGCCTCACGGCCGAAGAAGTAGGTGTTGTACTGGTTGGGCGTGCCAGCCACCTTGGTGGCGCGGGGGCTGGAGATGAAGCGGGTGCCGTGGAAGGTACCGACCTCGCCCGCGTAGATGTTCGCGGTGTCCACGTAGGAGTGTGGCGACACCCAGGCGTTGGAGCCCACCTCCATGCGGAGGTCGTACAGGCAGTCCGGGTGACCGATGCCCAGCCAGTTGTTGCCGTCCCGGCGCTCCGCCTTGCGGCGCTCCAGCAGCGAGCCGTTCGCGGCCACGAGCTTGGAGGTGAGCACACCAGTGTTGGTGGTGAGGTCCGTACCGGACAGCGCACCAGTGGAGGTGTTCTGCCACAGCTTGTTGGTGCCGGCGTCGATCACGTTCTTGTAGATGATGTCCATCGACTCGCCGAGGTTGAAGGCGATCTCCCGGGCGATGTCCTGCAAGACGGTCTGCGTGAACGCGACCTTGGTCAGCTTCTCCGTGCTCATCACGACGTTGCCGTACTCGGCAAGGGTGACGTTGAGCTGACGCGCGTCGGGCATCACAACCGCGTCCGGGTCCACACCCTCGGTGAGGGGGGTGGCGTTCGCGGCCAGCTGGGCGTACAGCGAGAGAGTCACGACGTTGCCGGGCATCGCCTGCGTGACAGGCTTCTTGTCCGCGATCTGGCGGAACAGCGGCTCGTCGTTGAGGTACCACGCGACGGTGGTGTCGAAGGCCGTCTGGACGAACTCATTCCAGGCGGCCGTGTCGGTCTTGACGTCTGCCATTTCAGCGTCCTAAAGAGACTGTGGTGGACGCTGAACGGTTCGTCCGGCTAGATCACCCTAGGGGGCACGTAAGAGCCCTCCGGCATGAGACCTGCCAGCAACTCGTTCAGCGCGTTGGGGTTGCGCTGAGCTGACTGCTTCTTCATCTGCTCGGCCTTCACCTGGAAGGCGGACAGGTCCGCGGACCTGTCGGGCTCGTTCCCGATTCCGCTGGCCGCCTGAACCGCCTGCTGCTGCGCCTGCACTTCGGGGGCAACGCTGGTTGCCGCGCCGTTGTCCGTGCTTGCCGGTGGCTGGAGGTTGAAGACGTCCTTGTTCTCGTCGACCCAAGCCTTGACCTTCGCGGGGTCGGCCTCGCCGTCGTAGAACCTGCGGACCTTCTCGGGGACGTTGAGCTGGTCGAACGCGCTCTTCAGGCTGTTCTGGCTGACCTGCGCTTGCAGCTGCTTGAACTGCTGCTCCAGCTGGTCGGCCCGCGCCTTCTGCGCTTCCGCGAACTTGCGGAGCTGGGAGCCATCGGCGTTCTGACCGGGGTCCGTGAGGAAGTCGTCGCTCATGTTCAGTTCTCCTTGACGCCCTCTGAAAGGCCGCCGCTACCACGAGGGGAGATGGAGCGGGATTGCCGTCAAGCCCGATTCGAGTACGCAGCGGTCACCTCGGGCACGTGACGCTGGAGTGCCAGCCGAAGGATTCGAACCTTCATCCACCCGATCTTGAATCGGGTCGCTCTACCAGTTGGCGTAGGTTGGCAAAACCTGGCCGACGAGCGAACCAGGCGGGTAGGGATATTGTACTGGAGCGGCGCTCTAGTACTGGCTCAGTACTGGCCGCTCGACTCCTTGCCGAGTGCACCCTGACCGGTGCCGAGGTAGTTGCTGGAGAACCGCGCCTGCTCCTGGTCGATGGCCTTGCGCCTGCGGGCGCCCACCGACTGATCGTTGAGCAGAACCTCGTTCTCCAGCTCCGTACGGTCCGTGGAGTCGCCTGCCATACGGAACAACGCCTCGTCGTTCTGCTGTCGCTGTGCAACGTCCTGGACGCCTTTACGGGCCTGGTCCGACGTGACGCCGTAGGCGGCCAAGTCCTGTGCCCTGCCGAGGTCGAACTTGTAGTCGCCGTACGCGTTGAACATCTCGCCCGTGATGCCGTAGGCGGTGAACTTCCGCTTCAGGTCCGCTTCGGTCACGTTCGGGTCCATCACCGCGCGGACCGCATCCTGGGGCGTGAGGCCGTTCGCGGCCCACATGTCCTTCCACGCCTGAGGGCGGGAGTTGTACTCGTCGCGGTAGGACTCGAACCGCTGGTTCAGCTCCACCGGGCTGGTGTTGGTGGCGAACCACTTGTCGAAGTTGTCCTTCGTGTCGTACGTCCCGGCGCCCACGTACTGCCGGATCGTCGACTTGTAGGCGTTCTCCACCGAGAGGTACTCCGCTTCGGACAGCGCGGCGTACCCCGCCTTGCGGCGAAGCTCGTTGCCGGAGAAGCGTTCCTTGTACTCGGGCGTCTGCCTCAGCTTCAACGGGATGACGTCGCCGGAGTCGCCGGCGACCAGCATTCCCCGCACCACCTCGGTGAGGGACTCCAGCCCCCACTGCTGCAACTGCTGCCTCAGCATCTCGAACGCGTTGTTGTCGAAGTTCGGGACTGGCGCTGTCATCGGTTACCCCACCATTCCGAACGCGCGGCCGATGGCCTGCACTGTGCTGGCTGCCTCCTGGCGGGCGCCGTTGGTGTAGCCGTACCGGTCATCCTTGCGGAGCTCCTGCTCGAACTGCCACACCGGCAACGCTGCCTGTCCATCGCCCTGCAATGCCTTCTGCATCAGCTTGTCGTCGAGGCTGATGTCCTGGGCGTTGAGCTCCAGCACCTTCGAGTACGAGTCGAGGTAGGGCCGTGCGATGTCCCGCACCGTCTCACCGCCGCGGATGCGGTCCGCGAACGGGGCGTACTTCGCCGCGGCGTACTCCCTCATCTGCGACTGCCATCCGGTGGTGTCGATCGAACCGCCGGTCCGCAGGTACCACTGTGCACGGTCGGAGATCTCGTTGACGATGCCGTTCGGCATGTAGCCGTAGTCCTGCGACAGCTTCCACATGTCGTTGACCATCTGCCCCAGTCGGCCGCCACCGGGTTCGGCCGCGCTGAAGTTGGAGTCGAGTGCCGTGCGGGCGATGTAGGCGCGCGTACCGTTCTCGTCGTAGCCGGCGACCTTCGTCCACAGCCACCAGTCCTGGGCGGTCTTCGCGTCCGGCATCGGCACGCCGAGCTGCGCCGTCAGGTTGCGGATCTGGTCCGCACCTGTGGCCGCCTCGGTGTAGGCGCTGGCGGGGTCGGCGATCGTCTTGACGAGCCACTGCCGCTGACCGTCCGGGGTGGACTTCCACCATCCGGTGTTGGCGAGCGCCAGCGAGAAGCGGTCCGGCGTCCAGTTCTCCCTCACGGCCTGCTCCATGAGCGTGCCGATCTCGGGGATCTGTTTAGCGATGAGGGCAACGAAGCCGTACGACGCCTGGACGTCCTCAGGCTTCGGGGGCTCGGTGCGCACTTGCAGCGGCATCGACATTGTCAGTTACCTCCCAGCGCCCCGGCGAACCCACCACTGCCGATCATCTGCATGAACCGCGCGGCCAGAGTCCCGTACTGGTGCGCGCCGCGCTCCTGCGCGAACCTCGACTCCAGCCAGCCGACCGCCTGACCCTCCGGGTCCAGCTGCGTGGTGGAACCACCGGAGTAGTAGGCCGCGGTCATCATCTCCTCCAACCGGTGGTAGTAGGCGACGAACTCGGCCTTCTCGTCCGGCGAGAGGCTGCGGCCCATGCGCTGCCGGGCGATGGCGTCCACCTGCGCACCGAGCTGCTCGGAGTCGGTGTAGCGCACAGCCCCGGTCCCACCGCCTCCACCGCCGCCATACCCTCCACCGCCTCCGCGGTAGTAGCCCCCACCGCCACCCCCGCCATCCGAGGGCGGGCGCCAGTTGGGGTCGTTGACGACGTTCTGCGACTGGGCCGTGAGGGACGAGAAGAAGTCCTCCAGCGTCTCCTCGTTGCCGACCGTCTGCGAGTTGACCGCCAGCAGCGCCATGTTCTTCAACGCCGTGTAGTCCTCGTTGGACACGAACGCCTTGACAGGGTTGCCGTTGGCGTCGGTGACGACGCGGGACGCCGCACCGTTCGACGCCGAGTCGGACCCGTACGCCTGGATCGAGGCCAGTGCGGTGATAGTGTCGGCCGCCAGCTTCGGGTCCTTCTTCATGTCCGTCAGCTTGCCGTTGATCCACGTGTCGACGTCGGTCACGTACAGCAGGCCGTTCTTGTCCTTCGCCACCATGAACCCCGGCACGTTGCCGGTCCCGGTCTTCTGGGAGAACGAACCGGTGACGAGGCTGGAGAACGACCCGTCGCCGTTGTCCTCAGTCTCCTGGCCGAGCTTGTTCTTCTTCGCCTGCCAGTCCGACACCGCCTGGCGATAGCGGGACCAGGTGGACAGGTTGGTCAGCTCGCGCAACACCGGATTGACCGCGATGTCCTCGGTGTGCCAGACGCGGGAGTGAATGTCCTTCTGGAACAGCTGGGCCATCTGCAACGCCACAGTCTTGCGCTGCGGTGTGATCGCCGGGTCTTTGTCGATGTCCTCGACCAGCTGATCGATGTTGCGCTGCACCCACTTCTCGGACCTGAACTGCTTGTCCCCGCGTGGGTCCTGGGCCGGCATCGTGTCGTCGTCAGTGACCGGGCCGGGCTTCGGCTTGGTCACACCGCCGGGAACAGGAAGCCCGTACTGGTCACGCTGTACCGCCCCGCCGGGGGCGTCCGAACCAAGAATCGGCTCGTCGTCGCCAAGCAGGCCGGGCAGCATATGACCGCGCGTGTTGCTCTGAGGTTGTGCGTACAGCGTCACCGGCTTGGACACCGGGGCCGCAGGCTGGGGCGGGGGCGCCTGCTTCACGGCGTTGGCGATCGTCTTGCTGGCATCCGGGTTGAACGGGTACATCGCCCGTTCCGCGGCGCGGTAGTCCGAGTACGCCTGCTGGGCGGTCGAGACCTGCTGAGCGATCGTGCCGGACGGAACCCTGAGCGGCTCGCCGCCGGCGGCGTCTACTTGAGCGAGTGCGGGCATTGGCTAATTCACCTCGTAGACGCGCATCAGGGACCACAGGTGCTGCAACGGTCCACCGTTCCACTTCTGGTTTCCGGTCTCGCGGTACTTCTTGTTGAGCTGGGAGCGGGTGGCGTTGTCGAAGAACGACACCTTGAGGTACTTGTCCCGGTAGGTGGCCCAGTCCTGGTACATCTCCGAGATCTGCGGGCGCAGCGCCTCCATGCCCTTCGGCAACGCGCTCTGCCCGGCGGCGATGCGCTCCAGCGCTGGCGCCATCTCGGCGTGCACGAAGTTCGGCTCAGCACGGCGGTCCAGCTCAGCGGAGGCGAGCGGGTGGGTGCGGCGCCAGCCGTCTTCCCACGCGTCCATCTTGGCGTAGACCGACTTCGGGTCACCCGACTTGGCCGCTTCGAGGTAGCCGGACCGTACGCGGTTGTACTCGTCGATGTCGGCGGCGAGCGTCACATCATTGTAGAACTGGGCGAGATCCTTGTGAGT